GACCCCAAGAACACAAGGGATACTAGCATCATCCTGAACATTAGCATCAACCGCCTTATCTATCGCACTCTGCGTAAAAAACATTGAATCAGATTCATCCGGAAACTCCGCAAGAATCTTAGACTTAAACCTAGAAGAGTCAGCACCCCACTGAACCTTCATATCCTCAACCCAGCTAGGCTGTGGCAACAACTGTGCTAACTTCTCAGAAACTTTCTCACCAGTAAAATTAGGTGTATCCATTGCTGAAATAGTTAACTTATTCCAAGTCGGGTCGTTCCTCTTAAATATTTTACCAAAAGCAGACTGGTAATCGTCAGGGTTAGCGATCGCCAAGATCCTACAGTTATCTGCAGTAGTGTTAACTTCTGCAGCCGTAAAAATCATTTCAGGACAACCCACAGCCTCATCAATCAAAAACAAAACACCGTCAGGTCTGTGCAAACCCTGGAATGCAGACATATCCATGTCCGCAGGCCGGCGACCGAAAGCAACCTGCTTCTCAATAACTCGGCGATTCCCCTTCTCATCAAGGCCCTCAACCGGAACCTTCCACTCATCAGACTGAGTAATCTTGCCTGGCAAATTATGCTCAATGTAGTGTTTACGGATTTCTTCCCACAAAATTTTATTTACCTGAGCATAAGTTGGTGCAGTTGAAACAACCAAACTGTTTGGCCCACGAGTAGCAACCCACCAACATGCAGCCAAACCCATCGTAAAGCTCTTACCAGTAGAGTGAGCAGACTTCACTGCAGTACGCTTATTAGTCGCTAGCGAGCGTAACATCTCCTTCTGAGCCGAATATAACTCAGCACCCAAAACTTCTTCACACCACAAAACTGGATCATCATAATAAACAGCGAGCCGACTCTTGCGAGCAAGATCAGCTACAACTGAATCAATGACACCATCAATCATTCATGTGCCGCATCATAATCTTCTGGGCACTCAAAAAGTCGAAGCACATGAATACAAGGATCACTTTCCTCAAACTCGGCATGCTCTTCAGAAGTCATGGGAATAGTATCGTGAGTAGAGCACACTGTGCCACTAACCCACTTATTAGCCTTACCTACAGCAAGCCATTCATCAAAATCAATCATCTACACTACCATTTTCACAACTCGTACGCTACTAATTTCACACATCATCTTCATCTCCTCGGAAACCAATCCGCAACTCAGGGTAAACAAAATCGCTTACACTCTCAATGCTACTAGACAAAGCGAGCGCACCCCCTTGAGGTTTCGGACACTTATGCCTTTTACGCCACTGATTCAACAAACCCAACTCATCATCACGCTCCGCAGAAAAAGAAGCCCCACAAGAGCAAGACTCAGAAAGACTCATCCTGCTCACCCAAAATATCGTACTTCGCCTTCACAAGCCCCTCAGAAGCCAAAGAATCCAAAACCCCACGATCAACATCAGGATATTTACTAGCAAGTTCCCTCTTCATATAATCCAAAGCAATATCAAAAGCCCTACCCATAACCTTCGCCTGATGCTCAGTAACCTTCACCATATCCACATCAAGCTTCACCTTCTCACTATCCAAACGATCAGCAATAACACTCAAAGTCTGCAACATCAAACGAGCAGACTGCGGATCCTTAGAATCCAAGGCACCCGAACGCAAACTTTCTTTCAACTCATTCAGCTCAACAAGCAACAACTGCCTGCGCTCAAACTCGCTCCAAATATCCCGAGAAGCCAATAAACGCTTAATATGCATAATCGCCTGAGCTGCAGGAATGCCAGTCTGACGTTCAATCTCCTCACCAGACAAACCACCAGAAGCAGCCCTCAACAACAGCTCATCAAGCAGAGCAACCTCTTTACTCACCCAACAACCTATCTAACTTAGCCTCAATCGCATCAAGACGCTCACTCATCGCATAATACAAAGCATCAATCATTACCTGCGCAGAAGGCACAGGTTCAGAAGACTCAGGCTCAACATGCTCATCAGTAATACCCCTCGACCCTGAAGGCCTAGAACCCATAATAATTTCTGGCGAAAAATTTTCAAAACCTGACATTTACACAACCTCATCTTCCATGAAATCTTTGAACGCATCAATAAACACATTCACAATATCCCAAAGCTCACAATCAACATCACACTCAAAGAACATGTCGGCAAGCTCTACCCCCGAAACATTATCCGTAACCCTAGCCCTAAACACATCAACCCCATCATCAAACAAAGCAGGATCAAACAATTCAAGATCAACACGAACCAACCAGTGGCCCTCAATATTTACAATGAAAGAAGTCATGCTCCCATTATAGTCGAACAAAAATACGAAAAAACCCAGAAAAAACTCATACGGTTCATAGATTAGCTCCTAGCCTAAAACGGCAGATAAAGTGATTTCTTTACCTGCCGTCTAGGTTTGGGGTTTAGGCGGTGCGTAGTAGGCGCATCAAGGCATCAAAGTCCTTGGCGCGACCTATCCAATACAGCGCTGGGGCTGGTCTGGTTGCGTAGGCAACTAGGGCGCGAAGCACGAATGCCCAAGCGCGCACGCGGTCTGTCTGGTTTAGGCTGGTGTGGCTTGTTGCTCCCATTTGGCGGAACTCGATTGTCTGAACTGGGTTGTAGCCGTAGTTCTGGTTTTGGTGGCTTAGTCCTGCCATGTGGTTAGACACATTTACAGTCTGGTATTTGTGTCCGCGCGCTGTTCCTGCGCGAACTTCGTTTTCCATTTCTGCGGTGTGGTCTTGCGCGTAGTGAACTCCCGAACGCTCGGCAATTTTGTTGAGCACTGGGAGCGCTAGGCGGTAGGCGGTCATAACATTTGCGACCTGTGGCGCGGTTAGGTGGGCGCTTCCAATGTGTATGTGAATACCGCAATCGGTGTTAAAGGTTGCCTGATTTAGTCCCCATTTGGCTAATAGGTCTAATCCTTCTGGGTGTGTGTCGGTTAGTCCGCCGATGCTGGCTACTTCTTGATAGTCGCTTGGGCTTCCGTAGCAGTCGCCTGATCCGCAATCGTGCTCCAGTTCGTAGTTGTCTGGGTCGCAGTGCTCGCAGTCGCAATCGTGGGAGCAGTAGGAGCAATCGCAATTACACTCCTCGGAATTGGCGTAATCACTCTCGTCGTTAACGCTTCCGTCTGCTTGCCATGAAACGGAACTTGTAACGCTGTAAGTGTCCTCGCTTTCGGCTTGGGCGTGGACATTCGCCATCGTGTTGCTTTCGATTTCGTATCCCCATGTAAGGGCTGTTTCAGTGTTCCCGATTAGGGCGAACTCTTGGGCGAACTGGGCGAACTGCTCAAGTGTTGTCGGGGTTTCTGGTGCGTTGGTCATTTGGGGCTCTTTCCGTTTAGTTGGTTGGGAGCGGTTTGCTCTTAGTTCAATTATGAGGGTTAGGGCTTGGGCTGTCAAGGGCTAAATGGGACTTTGTTATAAGTTTGTTATAAACCGGTTTTGTTCGAACATTTGTTCGAATTAAGACCCGCGCACGACACGCCCGAAATGCGTAAACCGCGCGTGTCGCGACACTCCCGAAAAACATGAGTCCATGTAATCCGCGCGTGTCGTTCACAGGAAACTCTCAGGAAACTCTCAGACTTCCATTCACAGGAAACTCTCAGACTTCTCACAGGAAACTCACAGAAAACTTTCAGCCGGTTCACAGCCAGCGTTCAGCGGGCTATCAGGGTTAAAGTGCGAGTGCCAGCGCGATTTCCCAAACCAGCGCGAACCAGCGTTCGCGAATTCCCAAACGCCAGTTCCCAAATACCTGCCAAGACCAGCGCAAGTTCCCAAACTGGGAACTTGATGGCTTGATGGCTTGAGGGGTGCGTTCCAGCGTTCACATCGGCGCGACTTCCCAAATTGTTTAAATTCATCACTCTTAATAAGGAGCAGGCGCACACGCGTATATCACATAGTGAAGATCTTTGTCAAGTTTATTTATTTTGGCATTTAGCCTTGACATTGTGATGTTGTTGTGTAATACTTCTATTAGACGCAAATAATGGCGTCTGGTGGGGCAACCGCTCTCTCCGGTTTTTGGGTTTCGCTTTCGCCGGACTTGAGTATAGATTATGGTTGGTCTTGGTTGCTCCACCACTTCTAACAATCACTCGATTTGACAACCACCCAGAATTCGACTAGACTATATAATGTAATAACAATTCACAACTAACAAGAAAAGGACAAGGTGATGCGTATGTGTTCAATCGCAGGTTTCTCATTATCAACAAATTCAAAAATCAATACACGCAGGTTATCTCATGCTCTACTCGTAGAGATGGATGTTCGCGGTAATCAGGCTTCCGGCTTTGCTTGGCAGTCTAACGATGGCTCTGGCTTATTCAAAAACAATGTAGCAGGTGCTCGTCTTAATCTCAAGACTATGCCTAAGAATGCAGGTGTGGCTGTTCTGCACACTCGCTACGCTACTCATGGATCTATCAAGGTTATGGCTAATAATCACCCTGTTCTATCTCCTGATAGCCAGATTGCCCTAGTGCACAACGGTGTTATCTATAACCACAATACAGTTCGCTCATACATTGATGCCAAACTGCCAGAGGTAGATAGTTCTGTTATACCTGCCCTGCTATCCCAGTATCCAAACGATCTTTCTAAGTTAGAGATGCTCGATGGTGATGCTAGCGTTGCATGGCTTGATGAAGCAGAGCGCATGACCCTCAAGGTTGCTCGTATCTCTCACAGTCCGCTGTGTGTTGCTCAACTCAAAGATGGTTCATTCGTATTTGCTTCGACAGAGCGCATTCTAGTATCTGCACTCAAGGCTATTGGGCAGAAGCCTATCTACCTAGAGAATGTTCCAGAGCGTACTCTCATTACTGTTCGTGGCGGTCGTCTTGACCAAGTAGAAGCATTGCCTGCACAGAATACTGAGTATGCAGAGAAGTTCGACTATTCAAGTGCTTACTACCGCAACCTTACTTCTGGCAATAAGTCTGCTAGTGGTGAAGCATGCGCAGTTCCATCTGCTCGTGGTAGTTATATTGCATCAGATTTAGGCGATGTATTTATCCCTGCTGACTGGTATGACGAGGACTATGATGGCGATACTCCAAGTCTTGTCGATGGGTTTCCACCGGTAGAGAATTATCGTGTAAATGAGTTCGGTGAGTATTTTGACCTTGATGGTCAGTTCATGGGTTCTTACGATGATTTGGTGGAGATGGGCTATTTGCCGGCTATTCGTGGTCGTAGAGATTACTCTAGTTTTCCAGACCAGACTGATTTAGATTTTTGGGATTAGCCCCATCTCCACATTATTTATATAAA